ACCGTTACATCTGGTTTATTCCTTATATGAAACCACACGGCACCCATTTGGGGTTGATTTTCATGAAACTCATCCAGCGCGACAACGTCGCCTGGACGAGGCCCAATGTTTTCCCGCATCCGCATCAGGAGATGTCCGTAAGTTAACACGACCAGGTTTTGACCTGTGTCGCGTGTGTTCGCGGACAATCTAATGATATCGGACGAGGCCCACCAAGGGTTGTCGTATGAATCTCTGAGAACTCTTCGGGGTACGATTAACCAGATCCTCCCAGAAGTTTTCAATTTTATAGCCGCTAGTAATCCGGTTGATTTACCAGTTGCAGTAGGCGCCTGTATTGAGATGCCATTTTGTTGGTGAGTGGTTACTTGTTCCCACACACTATCAATATGGCTTTCCCAGGCATTTGTTGTGAAAGTTTTCCGTGCGACGTCGACGTCTCGCCACAAAGTCATCGTGCTCAAGCGGCTGACTATTGTGGCGATGATCGACCCGAGTTGTGTGGGGGCAATGAGCCCTACTAGATCACACACGACTTCGGGGAATAGCGCACTTAAACTTACAGCCCACACTTTGTGTGTGGCGTAGGGATCTTTAGGCATGAGCGAGCTGATTGCCGATGAGCTCGTCCCTGTGTCTAACCAGTATAGCGTGTTTGCGGTCGCGTAGATTCTACTACTATCTTGGGTGTATATCAACCACCCCTCGATAATAAGGCCTAGCCACCGCAGACGTCGGAGTCGTTCAAATGTGAACGTTATCAGGAAGTATAATAATGTTACCAAGATCATCCTACCTTTTAACCTTCCCATTGGCATCTCTTCGACACGTTCACGCATGCCGGCGATCTCTAACCACCACCAAAAGCCCACTGGGTCAGTAGCTGCAGCATAAGGACTTAACCTTAATGTCGCAGCGAACTCACCCTGAGTGATTGTTTCCGCTTTAAGTTGCATATTGCGATACACAAATTTTTCAACCGGGAATCCACGCATTGTCACAAGAGCGGACACCGGTGCACCTCGGTTTTGAGGCGCGAGTCTCAAGATCGAGTCAGGGAGCCATTTATGGACTCCCCTCCTGAAGCTTAAGAACCCTTCACGGATATAATTTTCAGCTGATGGTTTCACATGTGCAGTCAGGTATGGGCTTAAGGGTTTCTCGCCAGGACGTTCTTTGAGATGGATCTCTAGAACCTCCTGGTAGCTCGGAAATTTCATACTCCCCCTGGTCAGGGAATGAAACTTGCTTGCGATCCCTTTGCTCATATTGGCTGGCTCGATCGCCCGTACACTCTCGATCCAACCCAACTCACTCCTTTTAATTTCAAACTGGAGTGGGTTGGCTCGGATACGACAGTAACGAGTGACCTCATCCATATACTCGTGAGCCAGCATAGAGTACAACTCCTGGTCAAACGCGCATAATTGCGCGTGACCAATAGTGCGCTCGACGCGGTGCGCGTAGTATTCGCGGGGTGCTGCCCCGCTTTTGAGAGCAATTACAGCCGATCTTCGTGTGAGAAGTTGTTCGCGGTCGATTCTCGCTGTCCAGTCAGGTATCATGGGCTGGACGCGTAGAATCTCAGCTGCGACACTTTCACCACGAATCGGGCGTTTGCCCAAATATTTCAGGCCCTCCATGACCTCTCTCCTTCAATGCGGAGATCGATCCCTAGAAGGGCTTTGGCCATTCGAGAAATATTGTCAAAATCCAGTTGGTCGTCTGTACCCCAGATGTTGTCATCACCAGTGTTGTGAACGCTATTGGTCTTATAAAAATCCATGGGGTCTTTGCCAGTCTCCATGGACCATAATAAGATCATAATCGCTCGCATCCCCCATGTGTTGTCCCAACTGGTCGCAGACTGACCGGTCCCGCCTCCACGTGTTTTCTTTAATTCTTCACCAGAATCAAGATCCACGATTATCGCATCTTGCATTGCTGCGTATTTCGCACGCAGTACGCTAGCCGCGTTGGGTACGGTGCCTTGAAAACCCAATTCCGCGCAACGAGTCAGGATGTAGTAGATGATGTTTGGAACGTTCGCATCAAAAGCAGTAACGTCTGCAGCCATTCTCGTTTGTCGCGCGGCAATTTTCTCAAAAACACCTCCAAGGTACGCCCCTGTTATTGGGGCGCCAATACCATGATCATATTGTGCCCAGGTGGGTGTTTTGTTGCGACTAAGTTGGACTACTTGATCCAGAAAATAACTTTGAAGATCTTGGGCCACGACGGTCCGAAGGCGCCCAGCAGTGCTCGCTTTAGCAGCGTCCACCACTTGCATCTTTGGAAATGCATGGTAGGCTTGAGGGGGGTAGGTCCCCGTCTCCAGCCTGGTGTATGTAGCTTGAATGACAGCATCCATCCACCCAGAATCAATCAGGTCTTTCCTTGATTTGTGCCTCCCAATAAATGGGAGGCCCGGCGAGTATTTTTTAACCAAGTAGTCTCGCACAGTCTCTGGTCGAACGACCCCAGTAGCGTTAAACGCATCAGGGTGTAACTTTACCATTGCGTGTGCGATGGTGTCACCTAAGAGTTCGTCCTCTTCCGTCATTTCAAGACGGGGGGTCGTGTATCTCTCTAATGATGCCATCCTCGCGTCTTTCGTCGCCATCCAGATCCCATCGATCCCTGGCTTGCCACCCATGGCGAGATATGTCTCAGCACGGGAGGTTAAGTCGGGGTCTTTAATCGCTTCCACATAGTGCAAGAGAGAGTCAAATTGAAGTTCACTCTCACTCACCCTTGGGTGTGAAGGTCGATAAATGGGACGTCTAAACACTCGATCACGCTCTAGCGGGGCTTCTGAACCCCGATAGGCCGCATTTAAAGTGTCCGTCAAGTGGTTCAGAGTGTCACTATTGCTTTCTCGAGAAAATTTCGGGAAAGATAGAGCTAGCCAATCCACTCGTCGTAGCCTGCTCAAGTTTCTCTTGGTCAGGATGGCCCATGCGTTTTTTGTTCGCCCATCATGTGAGGCGCCGACATTGTCGGCGATCACGGCGAATGCGCGTGCAACATCCAACGCATGGGTGTTGATGCCAGTGGTGATCTCAACTATGTCAAGTAGGTTAGCTATGCCTACCAAGAGTTCTTCGGAGTAGAAGGTTAAACTCTGACTTAGTGCCGAAACACCACTTACAATGTGCTCCAATGCGTCGACCGAGAGACCAAGCCTTCTGAGGGCTATAGCACTCGAATCCACACATTGGTGCAAAATGCTCAATGCCGTAGCATTGCCCATCTCGCTTGTCCCCCTCGTTTTGTTGAACAAATGTTCAGCAATAATCGAGGAGGGGCAAGCAGGTTCAAGCAAGCCTGCAGCATGAGTATAAGTGGCGGCGGCTGCACTAAAGGTGACATCCGGATCAAGGCCCTCCTTTATTGCACCCGCCGAGATGCTACTTATGATATCCGTCAGCCCTTGACTCGCATCGATGAGCCATAAGGTCAAGGTTTGATCGTCGGGACTGAACCGCCCGTCTCTCACCCCTGAGAGTCGCGCGTTCTCATAGCTGAGTTGCACCAATGATGGATCTTCTGTTGCGGGGCGGCATTCATAAGCTTGACTTGTATTGTCATTTCCGTACACGATCACGTCACGGAAAGGGTTGCCAGTCATGCCTAGAAGTTTCCGCCCACAGAGACAAGATTCATGCCAAGTGCCGACATGCCATCTTGCACATTGTGGACAACAATACTCTAAGCCCGATTTCTTATCGCTCGGCGGGGGCCGAAAACCCCCTCCCGCCGGACAACAATCCCGAGTAGGATCAAGGTTTATAGGGGCATACCTGTCTTGCAACAGAGCATGGCTCTGTTTCACCCACTCTACCACCCGAGGATCCCAGAGAGAACTTAGGGGAAGCAAACACCCAGCAAACCTTGCATCACTGGGTAGACGCTCCCTGACTGCAGTCCATTTAGCACCTCGTGACACAACAC